AGTCCTAGTAAAATAGACGATTAAAACTTGGCTACGGACCAGGAGGTTGGGGGTTCGACTCCCTCCGGGTGTGCCATTCATAACTAGCGGGAATCCCGCTTAAATAGAGACCTTCCTTCGGGAGGGTCTTTTTTTTTGTAGACTTATATTTTACCACTCTATACCTAAATATACCACGATATGAGTGTTTTATGGGCAACAGAATGGGCAACAAGGGCAACAAATGGCAAAACCAACTAAAGTAAATGTTAGAGGTAAGGATCGATGGGTTATAAATATCCGTAAGTCGGGTAAGCGATACAGAAAGTTTTTCGACAGTTATGCCGAGGCGAAGATGTTTGATGAGCATGAATGGATAGCAGGCAAGTCCAGAAAAGAACCCGCGGGTGACAAAACAATTCTATCGGTTGCATTCCATGAATACATATTAGATTACGGAAAAAGGAATGATAACGACCACAAGCCAAGACAGAAAGGAAAGGCAACCACCGAGGATCGGGTTATGAAGTTCTTGCGATGGTTCGGGGAGGATCGATTGGTTAGTGAAGTGACAACAGGGGATTACATGAAATACGTGAACTCCGGGAAATGGTCGCACAAAACAAAGCTTGGGTATGGTGGTGCAGTTAAGATTTTTATGGCATGGTGCGGATCCAAGGATTACGGGCAAAACAAAGAGGATTGGTATTCCACGGTAAATAAGGGTCTGAAGATAGAAACCACAAAGAAGCAGTTTGCTAAATTACCAGGCATTTGCTCGGTAGAGGAGACTAGGGGAATACTTGGTGCTATTCACAAAAAGTACCGACCGGCATTGGCGGTTATGTTTTTCACGGGTATCCGTGCTGAGATCGAAATGGAAATGCTCAGATATTCCGATATTCAATGGGGTAAGCGTATAGGCTTAATGGCAGAACGCACTAAGACCGGAAGGGAGCGATGGATTATTCCTCCCGAGAACTTATGGGAGTGGATACCAAAGGATGGCAAGGGCATGGTTAATCCCGTTACATATAATGCACTTAGTCAAGCGAGAGCTTTAGCGGCGGGACGTGCATTTGGGTACAAGCATGGAACAAGTTATCGTGAAGGTTTTACCTATCCTGCAAATGGTGCAAGGCATTCATTTGGAAGCTACGGGTATTGGAAAGATTTTGAGTGGGCTCTCGATACGATGGGGCATATGAGCAGTGAGGTATTCCTTTCTAATTATAAAAATAACAGAGTGGGCAAGGAAGAGTCTGATGAGTTCTTTAGTATTATTCCTACATAAATCCTACATAAAATTGATAACACACTTTTTCGTGTTGCATATTTTAGTATTAGTTTTTACTTCTTAAAACATGGAGGATGATAAAAAAGTAAATAAGGTTAGGGCTGAAGCATTTGATGCATACGAACGAGTGCGTCCAGTCCTGGGTGAATATTTTGATTCTTGGGTTTTAACTGGTCACCGTGCGGGATGTAAAACGAAAGTTGTTCTGGCGAATATTGATTCATGCTCGCCAGACATGAACCACCAGTTAAAAAATGCACAAAAATGGAAAAAGGTCCCCGTGGCAGATACTAACTAAGTATCCACCGGTATTTGTAAGATTATACGCAAAAGAGCGTAACGGTAACAGGATTCACTGTGCCCTGAGCGATCAAGAGGTTGCTATCCGTGGGGGCATACAACTTGAATCAGTTCGTCGTATATCTAAACTAACAAGTTGGGATAATGTAACCGTTGGTGAGGCTAAGCAATTCTGTAAGGGTTGTAACTTTGATCCGTTTGATTACTTAGATCGCAACCGAGTTGCAGCTTATACGAGAAAGGGAACTTATGCCTTCCTTCGTAGGAGTAGTCATTGGGAGACTACATTTGTTCCACTCATATCAATACTGCAAAATGCCCAGAACTCATAAAATAAAAACCGATGTGCTAGCCGCGGCAATGAAAGAGCTAGATGGAGATTACGGGAAAGTAGGTGAACACTTCGGTGTCCCCGCAAAGCAAATCAGGGAGCGCGTCTACCATGATCCCCAGCTTTATTCTATCTGGGTAAAGAATGGCACTAAGGATATAAAACCCGATTCTATTGAGTTAATGGAGCGACAGAACGAATTTGATGACCCTGAGGGGAGTAGATTAATTGGTGCTATTGATAAAAACAGTAAGTTTATATTTAATAATGAGCTAGAGAATATTTTATCTAATCCAAATAATGTAGAGAAGTTAAAGATATTTGAGGACTTCGATGATTCTGTTGGGTTGCTAATGGCAGAAGCGTTAAGAGTTACGCAGAAGGTAAACATTAGGCAGAATATGTCTCTTTTTGAAGTTACGGAAGCACTTAAAGATGCACTTGACGATCCGGAGATGGATGCTGAGGAGAGAATACTGCAAACTAGATTATTTCTCCAAGCAACTGAACAGCAGGGTAAGTTTTATGACAGACTTTTGAAAGGGTTAGAGTTTCAGCTTAAATTGGCAGGAGAAAAAGAAAAGCAGGGCACAAAGAAAAAGCCAGGGTTTCGACCTCTTAAAGAATTAAAGGATGCCAAAGAAGAAAACAAAGATTGACCACAAAATACTGATTGAGAAGTTTGCACCTGAGGCAAGCTCTCCTGAAGTAGAGGGTGAGTCTGAGCCTTGGTTGCCATCGTTAACCAAAACCCAGAGACTGATCTTTGATGATCCATCTAATTACATACTTGCATATGGAGAAAGGGGTTCCGGGAAAACCTATTCACTTGGTGGGCATAAGTTGGTGCGTCATTGCTATGAAAACTTTAATGCTCTAGCTTTAATAATTGTCGGTGTGCGATCTCAGGCAACAATGGGTGGGGTATGGCACAAGTTGCAAGTGGAGATACTTCCCGAGTGGGTGGACGGTATTAACCTGGTGCATACAGATGAGAAGCAAGACACTCAAAAGAACTTGTTTATAGATATAACGAATCGGTTTGGTGGATCCTCTAGAGTGTGCCTAATATCAGTTCCTTATGGGTCTTTCATTAAAGATAGAATTAAGGGTTTTGAACCGTCTTTGATATTTGTGGATGAGCTTACAAACTTAGATACAGATGATTACTTCAATGCAGTAGTTCAGCAGTTAGGTCGCAGGCAGGGCATTCATGGCCCACAGCAATATTTAGCAGCCTGCAATCCAGATGGTCCGAGCCATTGGGTATATAAGAGATTCTTTGAAGATCCATACAATAAAGATGGAGTATGGAATACAGATTACGCAGTTTATCATGTAAAGATAGAGGATAATATAGATAACCTACCTGCGGGATACTACGACAGAATCCAAGAGGCAGTTAAGTCCGACCCAATTGAGGAAGCACGAATGGTGCGGGGTGAATGGATTGATCGACCGGCGGGTAATGCAATATTTGGCCCATACTTTAATAAGTCACTACATGTGAGGGGGGATGCGAAAACAGGCATTCTCCCAAATGTAAATTACCCGATAATAGTCGGATGGGATCCCGGTTCTGTAAATAATGCCTGTATCTTCATGCAAGCTTTACCAGGTGCCGACAGAACAATATGGACGGTGTTTGATGAGTTGGTTACCATAAATAAGAAGCTTCCATATACTACCTTAGTTCCATTACTCATGAGAAAAATGGCATACTGGAATAGAAAGTGCGACCATGACTTTACATTTAACCATGTATCAGATAACTCCGCATTCAATCAATTTAGGGCAAAGACAGGATCCTATGATGTTAAAGATATAGAAGAGATTTCGAGATCGAAGGCAGAAACATTCAAGTTGCGACCTATAAAGATGCGAGCCGCCCCGAAGTTCAATGGATCCGTAGAGTCACGGGTTCGCTTGACAATCGCAAAACTGCAGAGCGAGCAGTTCCTTGTATCTGCTCAATGTACTTCAATATGTAAGATGTTTCAGAATCTAATATCTGAAAAACAAGGTAAAACATACGATCCAAATATATCATATAAACCGAAGAGAAGCGTTTATGTACACCCCTTTGATGCAATGTCGTATGTGTTTCTTCATTACGACTCAATGAGCCTTGGTCCAACTCCTGAGGTTAAAACTGAAATCATGGATATTGGTGCTTGATTTTTGTAACACTAAAACATAAGTTTCAAATATGCATATGGAATCACTAGCAAATTTTGACCTGGAAATGTATCCAGATATTCTAACAATGCTTGATGGCATTCAAGTCGGAGACGAGGTTAGATTGTCTGCGGCTTTTACTGTCAAGGAATTGTCCGATAAAAAATTCTCTGCATCATTTAATGACAATGATTCAGATATAACTATTTCAAAAACTGGCGGTGACGATGAAGAAAGCGAGAGTAGCTCCGAGGAAGAGGGAGATACAGAGGAAGGCTCCGGGGGACTCTAAGTTTGCTACATCCGCTTCTGTATTAATGGATGCTCATTATGAGCGTCTAGGAATAAGAAAAAGATGGGACAAACAGAGAGTAGATAGATTATGTGGTTTCCTAAGAATGAACTACGGAGAACTTTCAAGTTTATTGCATACGCCTCACGATTCATTCTGCAAAACCTTGACATCAATAAAGCCATTCTCCGGATCGCTCTCACTGCTCCTTACGGTAATCGAGCACAGGTATTTACAGCATTACACAAAGGATACGATCCCCAACCCGTTTAACTTCACAGAAGATGGTAAATAAAGATATACTAAAAAAGTTTGGATGCACGCAGGAGCGCTTGCGTGATATATTTACTTCAACTGAAGGCGCAGACTTTGAGACAAGAACCAGGTTTCAAGATTTAGTCCAATCAAGAATAATAGAAGGTATTCGCTCCTGTGCTGAACATTCCAAGCTTTATATGAGTGTTGATATGGCGTGGGATTCGCTCCCCATTAATAAGTCAACAATTCCGTTATTACAGTATGCACAAGGAAAGATATCTTTAGAGCAAACTCACGGTAAGCTTGATGACCTTGGTATGGCGGATAAGTTCTGCGAGTATGATGATGAAGGTCAATTAAAGAGCATAAATGCACTTAGGTTATATGAAGTTTCAGTTAATATAATTAGGTCCTATGTTACCCGTCGTGTTGCGGCACAGGCTAGTAGATTCAGTAACCTATTCCCGTATTTCAAGTTTGAAGCAAGAAGTACTAACCTTGCTGACAAGCTTAGGGCTGATGTTTTATCCCAACGAGTAGAGATGATGACCGAGCAGTTTGGGTATCGCCATCAATTTGAGCAGACGATCCGCCAGATGTTTATGTATGGTCATAGCGTTGCCTTCCCTACTACTTCTTGGACTGAGGATATTCAATGGAGATATAATAAGGATTCATTAACCGGCGAACGAAATCTTGAATCTTATTGCGAGAAGGGTGGAGTTAAATTCACTACACCTCATCCATCGAGAGTACTGCGAGACACTTCTCGGCCATTGCATGATATTAATAACAACCAGGGACCCGAATGGATAGGGTATTGGGATATTGTTAGATACGGAGATATACACGGAAACCCTGAAACATGGAACTCCGATAAGATCAGCTTTACCAATAGTTTATCTTCCCTATATAGCACCTACGCAGATTTCTTCGGATATTACTTTAATGACGACATCTCCTTCCCGAAGGTCAATGATACATATGCGTTCAGAAATGAGCGTACCGCACAGGTTGGAATTTATGCTTCCGAGGAAGAAGATAAAGGAATGTTCGTTACTCAAATGTGCATGAAGGTAAATCCCAAGCGTGATGGTTTAGGTGAATACCCGCATGAGGTTTGGCTAAAATTAACTGTAGCAAGTGATGAGACAGTTGTTTATGCCGAGTACCTTCCATCTCTTCCTGCTATATATGGTGGTATAAATGAGAACGATGATCGCATGGCGAATATATCAGTAGCTCATGAGATCATGCCTTACCAAGACCAGTTGACTAACATACTTAGTTCAATGCTGGAGCAGATGAAGATGAGTATGTTTAAGATATTCGCTATCGACCAAGATGCCCTAGATGATGATGTAAAAGAATACATAAAGGATGCGCTAGCTGACGATAGTTTTTACTCAAAGCCAAAAGCACTATTCTACTCTGGTCAAAAAGCTGCCGATCTAGGTATAAATAATCACGACTTCATTAAAGTAGTCGATGTACAAAAAGAACTTTCTGCTGGTGTTAATCAGTCGATCCAAGCAATCCTCCAGTTGCTAAATCTCGTTGAGCGATTGCTGATCCTTTCTCCACAAGAGTTAGGACAGCCCGCTCCTCGAGAAATCAGTGCAACCGAAGTTGCTGAGATAAGTAACACTACAAATGCCATCTACTCATTTATCTCCGAGGGAATTGATGATATGAGGGCCGCCATGAAGAAGGTTTTATATGAGCATTTAGTTTCATGCTCCACTGATTCTTTCATTGTCCCAATCAAAGGTAGATACTCAGAGAATATTATCAGAGAAGCGGGGTTTGATGTTGAGACATCAGGAGGCGAAAGTATTTCATCTCGAAATGTAATTGGTAAACCCGATAGCCTTGTGTATGAATATTTATTTAGTGGTCGAGATGGCGCCGAAAGAGCAAGGGATACTCAATCTGCACAGGTGTTGGGTCAGTTGGTAATGCAGTTACTGCAAGTTCCAGATATGGCACAGGCACTCGGGAAAGAGCGCGTATTTACGATGTTTAACGAAATATTCCGTATGTCCGGAGCTCATGATCTTAAACTAGAAACAGATGAAGCCGACCAAGAGCAGGAGTTAAACAATGTCGGCAACGAACAATTTGTAACAAAACTTAAAGAGCAGTGGCCTCAGGTTATGCAGGTATTACAAGCCCTCTTGCAGAAAGCAGAAAAAGAGGAGGATATACAAGAAGGGGAGGTCGCACCAGGTGTTGAAGGAGAAGGACCTCCAATAGCGCCCGAGCAACAAGCAATGACGTCACCCGAGCAACAAGTACAATTATGAGTGAAGAAAATCAAGAAGCAGTAGAAGAGCAAGTGGCTGAACAGCCAATTAAGCAAGGGGCTGATAACCCTTTATTTAAAACATTATTTGATGTTGCTGAAGAAGCTGCACCGGTTCAAGAAGAACCCGAAGAGGATTTAGGTAGACCTATAAGTATTGCGGACGCAGTAGACGAGATAGATTTATCCAAGCAACCCCAAGAGGATTTAGGGGAAGAGGAAGTTGAGCCTGTTACGGAGCCAGAAAAGACAGAACCCAAAAAGAAAAAACTACGGAAGGTAGTAGACCCTGAAGTTCCCGAAGATGTTCTTAAGCAACCAACTTTCAACCTTAAGGAAGAACCCAAAGAGGATCCCGAGGAGATAGAGTTCGTCAACTCACTAATTCCGGAAGAGAGGTCGCTATACGAAAAAGTCAAGTATGCAGAGAAAAAGCTAGATGGGCATAAGGGTAAATCGACACAATTCAAATCCTACCTAAAGAAAAGTAAGGCATATCTCGATAAGAGAATTGATGAAGATGTACACTTTGATCCAAGTACGGACGAAGAATACGCATCTTTTATTAAAAAGAACAGACCATCATTTACGAGGCTTGATGAAGAAAAAGTCAATCGGGAGATGATCATTGATGAGGCGGAATCTAGAGCATCCAAGGCACATCAAAAGGAAATACAGGAATTAAAGAATAAGATTAATCATTTTGAATCTGCCCCTAAACTGAATGAGGCTAAGGCTAATTTCAGGAGAGTTGCCCAGCAGAGAGTAATACCGGAAGAGTATAGGCAAAAACTCGCAGAAGGTGGTGATGAGGCTATAAAGAAGTTATCTGATGAAAACCCATTTGAGTTTCAGATCCTCGAAGGCATGACTCAAAAAATGCTTACCCACGCGGATGCACTAACTGATATATTCCTTGATCCAGCTACTCAGTTGGATGTTGAAAATAACCAAGTGCATAAAGATTTAAATGATTGGCTTGAGATGGAGCAGAGCAATTTTGTTAAATCTGGGCAGACCGAGCAAGACGGTAAAGTTTTCATGCGAAGAGAGAGATACTTTCAGACTCCCGAGAATAAACGCAGTCAGTATTACACTTGGTCGGATAATGACTTAATGAAACTATTAGTATTAAGGTATCAAGATATGATTACCAATGGTATTTCTAACCATAGAAAGCAAATGGAAGCGGCAGGATATAAGAGGGGAGTTAATAAACAGGAGCAAGCACCACAACCTAAAGCTAAACCGCCAATTGTAAATGCTACACCAAGGCAAGGTACTCAAGTTGACTCTAAGCCAAAGCCCATCCAAACCAACGCACTATTCAATACCCTTGGTTTGTAGTTTCTAAAACATAGTTTTAGGAAATCGCTAAACATATAACTTAAACCCCTTTATTGGGGAATTTAGGTAAAAATGTTACGGAATGCCGATTTAAGGCATTCTACATGATATTATGATTGTAACACGAATTAATGTGTAACTAACAAATCAATATAATATTATGGCTATAAGCGATCCAAACATGCCCACTCCAGGTCAATCTGTTGAGCCGGGAAACACCGCAATCACTAGCTCTAACCTTACGCGTGATGCTGGGTTTGGGCGTATCATTAAAGTAGATGATTCCACTGGTTGCACACTTACTAACGCATCCATCAAGGGTTTAACTCCTGCGGAATTTGAAGCTCTTTCTAATAAAGAGATTGATTTAGCTCGCGTGATAGCTAGCTCTGCAGAAGCAAAAATGCTTGGTGTGCAAGAGCGTGGCTTAGTTGCTCTTCTTAATAGTTCAGTAACTAATATCAAGCCGTTGATTAATCGTGTAAATATTTCCGAGCAATCAATCATTCTTCCATACATCCAACGCCGTCAGCGTTCGGTTATCAATAGTGGGTACTTTGCAGTAGAGGGCGGAAAAGCTGCCGATCAAAACTCCCCTGTTGTTTCTGGATACACAATCGGTGGTGGTGACCAAGAGTTTACCGTAAACCTCGGTGCTTCTGACTGGGCTTCCCCAATCGAACACATCGAACGTTACTTCTTGGCTGGCGGTTTCTTAATTGCAAACTCATGGGATTCAAACGAAGACCCAATTGAGTCTCAGTTTAAAATCATTGGTTCTGCTGATGCTACTGCAGGTGGAATTGCCAAAGCTAAAGTTACTCTTCGCCCTGTCGGTCCCGACATCAAGCAAGAGAAAGCAAATGGTGAATCCGGTTACTCTGTTGCAGAATGGGGAACCCGTGGAAATGTAGGTTCTGGCTTTGCTGGCAAACTCGACTATGAGATCGTTAAAGGTGTAGTTCAAACTATCGCCAATAATGTTAATGATTTCGAAGAATGGTGCAGAAATCAGCCAACCGACCTCAGTGTTAAGTTGATCGTCAACTGGTTGCAAACTACCCGTGAATCTCGTACAGTTGATCAAACTTATAAGGAAACTCTTCAAAAGATCATGTCGGGTGATGTGAACCCTTACTTGAAGTCCATGGTTTATCAACCACTTGCTGAGCAAAACAAGATTGCCGCAAAAGCTTCTCAAGAGCAATGGTTACGCGCCACTTGGTTCAATCAGGCTATCTCGGAGAATCAAACTCCAGAAACCTACATGAATCTTCCTGCTGTTACTGATCCGGAAGATGATTCCTGCACGCTCGAGTACAAGTCAAATGCACTTGGTATTCGCGCATTGCTTCGTGAGTCTAGCCGGATCAAAAATAACGGCGGTGGAGCTTTGACCCTTGAGTCTTTGATGGCTGACATCTACTACTTGAAGCGCAACCGGGAGCAAGACGGATCAAACATCAGTGTTATTGACTGCATGACTGACCGCTTCACCTACAACAAGCTTTTCGAAGTATTTAATAAGTACTACAAGGCTCGTTACGGTTGGGGATTAGATCGCAATGCTCAAATCAACCAGCAGATCACTCATAACGGAATTTTGTTATTCAACTATTCCATGTATGATCTTCCTGAAGTTGGTTGTCAGTTAGCTGTCTTCCATGATCCTTACTTCGATGACATCTTGAATCATCAGTCCAGCTTCTTCGGAGCTAACGGTCCTGCTGATGGAGATAAAGTCATTAAGTCTGACGGAAAGCGTTCTGCTCAAGCAATCGTAGGTGCCACTACAGCATCCAAAGTGTTGCGTGCAATGTGGTTCATTGATTGGTCTGATGTTAAAATCGGTATTGCCGGTACTAACGCAGTAACCCGCAAGCAACCACATCCTGAAACTCAAGAGAAATACAAGTGTCGTATGGCGCACAAAGAGACTGAGTACTCCTTGCGTTCCACTAAATGGACAACCATGATGGATGTTCCTGCTCGCCACTTGATTATCGAGAATTTCGATGCAAATGTAGAGGCTACTAGCTGGTCATCTTACCTTTAATCCTTAAATAGAACCCTACTTCCCTCTCCACTGAATATCGGGGGAGAGGGGGTAGGGTTTCTTTATATATGAAGTATTTATTATTTAATAAGGTACCTTACGAATACGGAGCAGATTACGACTCCCTAATGATTGGGTCAAAGGAAAGAGGGTTCGGGGCATACGAAGATAAGGATGCTAAGATTCTTATCAAGATGCACGGTGACTTAATTTCTGAACTCTCCAAGGAAACCTACGAAGGGCTAAAAAAAAAGCTGACGCTTCCCCAGGTATCGTATCGTCTATTCGCGACGCAACAGCAGGAGGCAGACAAAAATCCCAATGCAGTGTATGCAGAGAAAGAAAGCAAACCAGCGGGGGAGTCTAAAAAGAAAGCTCAGGATTTAGTTAAAGTCGGGAAGGCAGAAGTAGAAGATCCGCTCGAGGGTAAGAAATGAACAGAGACACCGCTGTGGGATTTGCGGGTACATTTGCTAGTTTTACCTTAGATACCATACATTTAGTTACGGCAACTGTATGCGCCCTATTGACGGCAATCCATCTGAGTGTTAGCATATACCAAAAGCTAAAGGGGAAGGACAAAAAAGATGGATCTAAATAAGGCAGGGACATTCGCAGCGACCACAGATAACAGTTACACAACCATACCGTATCATCGGGCTACCTCATTTAGGGTAACTAATTTCACGGGGAAGGTTGTAGGGATTCGCCGTAGGCACTACTCCGAGGTAGTTGACAACTTTGATGATGTTGACTTTACGGAATGGACTGGCGGTATTGAGTATTTGTCATCTGAGCTTGAGGGCACGGGTGCTGCAAAAGTTACTGCAACTGCACATAGATCACTTACGCCTCAAATAGTTCTTGATGGTGCGGAGGTTGAGTTTTCAATCGTAACACCAGGTTCCGATACATATTCGATTAAGTTTTCTGTGTATGATGATGTAGATCGGGTTGGAATGGATGGCGCTGGATTTATTACAGTTTCAGAATCTAACTCAAAAAGTAACACGAAATATAAAGTTACAATTAGACTTAATCCGACAACCTCAAAGTTTGATACCTTTCTTCAAGAAGATGGTAAGGATAAAGTATCAATTGATACCGATGAGGACGGTCAGTTTGGGCCAAATAACTTAGCTAGTTCAATTGTCGCAATAGAAGGAGATAGGCATGTCGTAGTTGACCCAATCATATACCATAAGAAGGTTAATCACTCGGTGGAGCATATTGGGCATGGAGGTAATTATGTTTACCCGTGTAATGCAGAAACATCCGAGTATGAGATAATTAACCTGGGTAGCGATGCGATGAACTACTCAGATAACACGCAAACAATATCAATTAGCGGATTTTATTCAAGATGACATCAGCGGATATTAGCGTGGGCAATCAGCCTGCTCATCAATTTATCAGTTTTGTTGAAGGATCATCTTCTGAGGCACCTGATGAATCCGCATATCCACTGCAAGTCCTTGCCGCCGATCATAATCTAAATTACCTCGATGGAGGAGACCCTACGGATGGATTCTCCCCATGGGTGACAGATATACTTGTCTACCCAAGTAGTGAGTACTGGGAGGGGCAACTAGATGGAGATAGAATAAGACCATACATTGACTTTAGTATATCCGACTACAATACACTAAGGATTCCATCAGCAGTCCATAACTACAATTTATATGTAGATGATGCACGAATTTATGGGAACTTAACCATTGATGGAGATGCTAACCTAGGTGGAACAGTAGAATTTACAGGAAGTATAATTCCATCAAGCATTGCTTACGCTAATGGTTCTTTTTCTGTATCATCTACTGGTGATGTGGAGGCGGGTAATATAAAAGGAGTTTCTAATTTAAGGCTATCTGTAATAAATAAAGAAAGTAGCTTCACTGCTGATGTTAATAAAAGTGGAGGGGTCTACCACTGTGCCCCTGCGGCAGCTAATGTAGATGTACTTCTTCCAGTAACTGCGGAGGATGGGATTTCTTTTACTTTTATAAATACAGAAGCAGGGAAAACGGTGACATTTTCAAACCTTAACGCACGGGGCAGTATCTTATCCGAGCAGTTCTCAGTTTGCTCGGTTTATCGGAACGGGGGACGCTGGTATGGATTTGGAGATTTAGTATGATCGCACTCGGGAGAAGATACAAACTACCAGCGGATGCATACCATCCATTGCTTGCCGTGTCACTGAATCGCAAGTTGCGATATATGTACGGAGGTAACTTCTTCCGATTTAGGGACGGCGAAACTGAAAAGTTTTACCCTGAGAGTGATATCAGCGAAGGTAGTAAACTTATAGAAGTGTATGACCAAAAGGAAAAATATGGCTTCCCTGCTTTTAATGCGACCCAAGAGGATGAACTCAGGCAACCAGCGTTGGAAAAAGTCAACGGCGTGGTAAAGGCAGTATTCAATCTTGGTCAGTACCTAGAGTTTGCAGGTAATCCGGCACAATTTATTGATAAAGATTTCACCATAACAACCATTGGTGAAAGCGATTTTCCTCGTCCTATGCTTGCGATCTGGGGGGTGAGTGACTCTATTACGGTGGAGCCTGGTGAGACGACAAGTCGATTTACTTTTAATAACGATATGGGTTCGATTGTGCAAAATGCCAACAATAAGGTAACGCAATTATTTTCCGGTATAGAATCTACTCAAAACGGGAAGCGAGTTATATCAATGAAGAGTGATAATGGCGGGGAAGGGCACTTAGTTCCCTCCGATACCACTAATGATTTCAATAGAATTACCATAGGCAAACAAGGTGAAAGGTATTACTCGGGTTCATTCACGGAAGCCACAATACACCTAGGGGACACAACCAATCTTGCATCCACTAAAATATGGGAAGAGGCAAAATTAGCTTACTAAAATGACTACTAAACTTACATCAAATTACCCTGGTTATTCAGCCAACGACATTCCTACAAACCAGAAGTTTATTACTTTACGCACCGCACAAGATGATCCTATGTCGTGGGTTGAGTTTGATAACAACTTTGAACTCTTACGGTACTCTGTAAATTCATTAGTTGATGACATTGCAGTGGTCAGGGAAGATGTAGATTATGGGGCGGAGATTGCTGTTATAAATGAAAACATACAGTCCAATTACTCTACTCTTGATGCCAAGTTTAACGATTACCTTACACTAACAGCGGGAGATGCTCGATATGCAACACCTTCTGACATAGTAGATGCTTATACAAAAGCTGAGGTTGATACAAATTTTGCGACACAAACAGAACTTACGGACTATGTAACGGGAGCCGAACTTACTACATTTGGGGCATCTTATGCGCTACTGAGTGACGTTGCTACTACCGGGCAAACAACATTAGCAGGAACTTTAGAGGTTTTAGAGGCTGGAGATTCCGTAACAATAAGTGATGACGCAACTTTTGATGTTGTCGCAAATGCGGAAACGATAATATCGAAAGTAGCTAGTGACAAAATGGTCTTTGATTACTCAGATGGAGCACTGAGAGTATATGACTTTAATCCATCCATACCAAGCGTTTCATCAGATGACAGGCATACTCTTCAGCTTCAGAGGCATACAGATAGGGGGAATTTTGGCGCAGCAAGTCAACCTGTGGGTGTATCCGGTCAGGTTAATACCTGCTTAAATGCAAAAGCAATAGTCGGCCCTAATGTAAAAAGTAATGAGTGGGCTATCCTCGGGGTGGTAGAAAACTTTCCTAATCCTAGTAGTGGATTCGCTCATGCAGAATCAGAGCATGTCGGTGGTTACTTTCAGGGAAAAAGGCATGGATCCGGGGGTAAGACATGGGGGGCAACCATCGAGGCATGGGACTTGGCAGACTCATACGCAGATGTATTGGTTGGGTCATGTGTGACCCTAGAGCTAGATATGACTGCAAATTTTGATGCAGGTGCAAATCGAGTTATTGTTGATACCGTACTTCGTAAGACAAACGAAAGTTTGGATAGACCAGGGGTCATAGCTGGAATGAGGATGAGGGATAACCACGAGGATGGCTCCGGTGGGTTCTTCTATAATGGTTACGAGTTTAAGGGTGCTACAAAAATAAGTGCATTCAGCGCTGAGGTCGTTGGGGACAACTCTGACGATGGAGCTAACCCGTGGGGAAACACTGCCTACCGCGCACTTGGCACAACATACGCACACTTCCAATCACAAGGCACGCCTACTTTTTCTTTTCGTGATACATCAAATGCCGCAATCGGCATCGGCTTAGATGAAGCAACTTATTCTAGTGCGGCAATTAGAATTGGTGCTGATCAAAAATTTGCTATGGAGGC